TTCTATACCAAATAGTGGAGTAAGTAACGCAATGTTGGCTAACTCTACAATTAGTGGTATATCATTAGGTTCTAACTTAGCAACCTTAACAATTGGAACGGGATTAAGTGGAACTTCATATAATGGTTCTACGGGAGTAACAATCGCAAATACCGGTGTAACTTCAAACGTTGCAGGTACGGGTGTTAGTGTAAGTGGTGCTACCGGTGCAGTAACGATTTCCATCGGACAATCAGTAGCAACATCAGCATCACCATCGTTTGATAAAGTTTTATCAACAAATAATGGTAATGGTGAAAACTTTAAAGTAGGAGACGATGCTTGGATTGGAGATGTGAATACAGCTAACTGTATAAGAGTTAAAGGACAGCAAGACGCAACAGCAGGTTACATTTCTTTCGGTAACAATGCTACAGCTTTAGGTTCAACAAACTCTTCTACATTAACATGGGGTGCAGCATTTACAGCAACAGGTGATATAACTGCATACTCAGATGCAAGAGTAAAAGAGAATATTAAGACTATTGAAAACGGTTTAGATAAAGTACTTGCTCTAAGAGGTGTAACTTATAATAGAACTGATTTAGAAGATAAGACTGAAAAGATAGGTGTTATTGCACAAGAAATTCAAGAAGTATTACCACAAGTTGTAAGTGAAGAGAATGATAGATTATCAGTTGCCTATGGTAACTTAGCTGGTATATTCATTGAAGCTATTAAAGAACAACAAGTTCAGATACACCAATTAACATTAGAGATAGAAAATTTAAAGAAACAAAAGGGTTTATAATAAATGTTTGATGTATATTTTACCACCGGTATAGGTAAAATCAATACGGGAGTAGATATTTGGGTAAATAACTGGCTGAGTGAAGTAAGTAATAACTTAGAAACTCAGCCGGTTTTACTTATTTATAGGAACAAACCAATTGATTTTAATTTTGAAATACCAATTGAACATTATTGGTATAATGATGAGAATGGAAATCACAAAGATATTTTTGAGGAAAAATTCAAAGAATGTAGAAGATTAAACATATTGCATTCTCATTACACTCCTTTAGAATTGATAGAGGATAATTTAGATAAGTTATGGAGTTATGTAATTCACAATGATTTATCAAAAGTTTATATTCAAAGTGGATTATCGGATGTTGAATTTGGGTGGATTCCTCATTATTCAAAAGATTGGGAAAATAAAATTTTGGTAAATGCAAAACATAAAATTTGGGTAGGATTATTTGATTTAACCGAAGATGTGTTTGAAGGTTACCAATGTATTCCATCATTTTATGAATTTACACAAAATAAAGAATTAAGCGAATTTATAAAAATTGGATTTACCTCAAGATGTGAGGTTAGAAAAAATCCACATTATTTAAGCGGACTAGAAGGATATATGTTCACTAACATTAGACCTTTTCAAAAAACTTGGAAAAAAGAAAAAGGTTTAGATTTTTCTAAATTAAAAAAAATTCAATATGAAAGTGAATTTAATGAAAAATATTATGAAATGGATTGGGGAATTTCTCATTCCGCTTTTAATGCTGAACCATTTGGGTATTCAATATTTCAAAATGTAGATTGGGGAAAATTACCAATTTTAAGTGAAGACTGGTCTCCTGATATAAATTATAAATTTAGAGCTGGTAATAAAAAAGAATTTGTAAATATTTATAAGAGTATCACTCAATTATCATATGAAGAGAAAAACAAAGAGTTTCAATCTTTAAAATCTCAACTAATAGATAAATTTAGTGATAATCAAAATTGGACAACAAAATTATTAAATATATACAATGCCTAGAACAGCTGGAAATACCCTTTCGTTAGGAAATCTTAAAGTGGCAACCGCAGCTGCGGCCAGTTCATTATCCTCTGCAGCAGGAACTACATCGGGGCCAATTGCAATGTCTCAATTTGGAATCGATTCAGTTGATTCAATAAGTGGTTTTACTTATGTGAAAGAATCTACTGGAGAAACATTTACATTAGGATTTACTGATGCGGGTAGCCGTTTTCTAAGTAGAATTGGCAGTGTAACTAATAACTTTACATGGAGTTTATCAGCAGGAGCTGAATTTTCTATTCAATCAAATCCTCCTTATAATCCAACTATTACTGCAAACGCCATAGGTAATTCTGCTACATTATCTGCTCCAACCGCTAGAACTTTATCGGTGGTGTTTAGAGATACATTTAATGATCATGCAACGGGATATAATACTCAAAAAGATAAAACTGTTTATAATGTAGATGATTATGCAGGTGCTAGTGGATTGTGTTTACACTTAGATGAGGATGTTTTAATGAGTGATGGGACTACTAAAAAAGCTGGTGATTTAGTTGAAGGGGATATAGTTCGTTCTTATTACCCACCTCATAGTGATACCCTTACTGATTTTAATTTTTATGATTGGACTTATTACACTCCAGGTGGAATATTAGTAGATTCATATGTTAAAGATGTAGCTTATACATTTGTTGATAGATGGAATATTGTAGCAACCGATAGTGGCTCAGTTAGAGGAAATGGTGAGCATCCAATGATGGTGTATGACATAAATGAAAACATTTATAAATTTAAACCATTAGGATTAGTACAAGTTGGAGATAGATTTATAAAGGTGGCATTAGATGGAAGTATTGAAGAGGTAAATGTATTATCAAATGATGTTCAAAGTTCAACAATAGAAGTTGTTTCAATAGATGTTGAGGAAGTGGATACTTATTTAGTAAATGGATTCGTGACTCACAATAAAGGAGCTAACTCATTTGCGGGATACTCAATTTCCGCTACACCTACTGTATCAGTTTCAACTGTAACAATCGGTGGGGAAACTTATAGAAGATTAACTCTTTCGACAAATAGTGCAGTAACATCGCCTGGATCAACTGCCATTTCAGCAAACTTCTCATTTGATATTCAAATTGCATCGGATAGTGGATTCTCAAACATATTAGTAGCACCAACATCATTTAGTGGAACTACATATGATTATAAGAGCGGAACAGCGATTTATGCAAGAGCTAGATTAAATTTTGCGGGATTACAAACTTCTTATGGAAGTAGTGCAACTGGATAATAAATTATTCAAAATTTTGGTGTAAAATCAGATAAATATAGAGTTATGAAAAAAAACTCAATATTTATAGATATACATTTTTATACAATCTAAAAAAATAAAATGGAAATTAAGAAGTTATTGCAAGAAGAGTTACAAGAAATAAGTCAAATCAGAGCAGAATACACTAATTTGTATGCTAACTTAGGTTTGATTCAGGTTAAAATCAAAGAATTGGAAGGAGAAAGTTTATCTTACTATCAAGGTTTAGAACAACTAAAAGAAAAAGAAACTTTAGTGTTCGAAAAATTAAAACAAACTTATGGTAATGGAACGATAGATTTGGAGACCGGAGAATTCAAACCAACTATTGAATAGTGTTTCGTAGTTGATTTTAATATTTATATAAGATTAACTCAGAAAATTAAATTAGAATTAATATGGCAGAAAAAATTGTATCACCTGGTGTTTTTACGAGAGAAAACGACCTTTCTTTCTTACCACAGGGTATATCACAAATAGGTGCAGCTGTTGTAGGGCCGACAGAGAAAGGGCCAGCGTTCCTTCCAACATTAATCCAAACACAGGCTGAATATGAAGCTATCTTTGGAACACCTAAAGATTATTATACTGGATACGCAGTTCAGAATTATCTTAGAGATGCTGGAGCGGTAACGATAGTAAGAGTTGCTGGAGTAGGGGGTTATACCCTTAGTGATGCATACGAAGTAATTGCATCTTCTGGTTCAACTTCCGCATCAATCGCAATATTAGCACCGGCTACAAGTTCAAACGATATTGAACCTTTATTACAAGGAGGAAATAATGGAGCTTTTAGAGCTGTTGGTACAGGATTAACTGCTGTAAGTGCTAGTATTTTCAAAGCAGATTCAAATACAATCGATGATATATTTGGAACAAATCCTTTCTTTGGTAAAAAACTTTATGCATATAATTTCTTTGACATCAGAGAAGCTGGTTCAAATTTGAGTGCAAGTTTTGCTAATGCATCTTTATCTCAAATTACATTGAGCTTTGCATCATCATCGGCACAAGATTTATCTGGAACGGCTAACTCACCTGCATATAGTGATGCTTACACACCTTGGGTAGTATCTCAAACTTACAGTGGTACAAGATACAATCTATTTAAGGTGCATACTTTAGCAGATGGTGAAGCTGAAAATAAAAGATTTAAAGTTCAAATCTCAAGTGTTAAATCATCAGATGGTACTACATTTGGTACATTCTCATTGTTAATCAGATCTTACGATGATACTGATAAGAGAAAGACTGTATTTGAACAATATAACAATTTAAATTTAGACCCTGCATCTCCTAACTTTATCGCTAGAAGAATTGGTGATAGAGTAATTTCAATAGATGCAAATGGTAAGATTACCGAAACTGGTAATTATTCAAATAGAAGTAAGTATATTAGAGTTGAAGTTGCAGATGAAGGAACTTATCCTTTAACTGCTATTCCATTCGGACACGCTGGATACGATGTTCCATTTAATGTAACAACTGCAGCGTTATTCCCAGTAGTATCATATACAACTGCATCTTTTAGTTCATCAGTATTCTCAAGTGGATTTAATTTTGGTGTAACAAATAACCAAAACTATTTAAAACCACTTCCTGCGAACACTGTGACTGGTTCAAACAAAGTATTTGCTTTGGATGGTAGTGGTTCGAATTCAGTTGGAAACGAATTCAATATGAACTTAAGTTCAGCTGAAACTTCTGATTCTAACCAATTGGCGATGAGAAATTTCGTTGTAGCATTTCAAGGTGGATTCAATGGACAAGACCCTACTGTAGTTATTAAGAAGGGTTCAGATATTGAAGCAACAAACACTCAAGGATTTGATTGTTCAGCTTCAACTGCAAGTGGTTCAGTAGCATACGCAAAAGCATTAAACGCAATTTCTAATCCAGATGAATTTGATATTAATTTATTAGTAACTCCTGGTATTATCAGAGAATTCCATCCTTATGTAACAACTAAGGCAATTGATGTATGTGAGGAAAGAGAAGATGTATTCTATATTGCTGATTTTGCTGGAGCTAATGCAACAATAACTGAAGCAGTTGAGCAAGCGTTAGGAGAAGATACTAACTATGCTGGTACATACTACCCTTGGATTAAAACAATTGATGTAAATACAAATAAATTAGTAGCAGTTCCACCTTCAGTATTGATGGTAGGTACATTCGCACAAAACGATAGATTGGGTGCAGAATGGTTCGCACCAGCAGGTTTGAATAGAGGTGGTATCAGCGGAGCTGTTCAGGTATTGAATAGATTAACTCAATCTGAAAGAGATACTTTATATGAAGGAAAAGTAAACCCAATTGCAACATTCCCTGGACAAGGTATTAGTGCATTCGGACAGAAAACTTTACAAGATAAAGCATCTGCATTAGATAGAATCAACGTAAGAAGATTGTTAATTAACTTGAAAAAGTTTGTTGCATCAACTTCAAGATTCTTAGTATTCGAACAAAATACTGCACAAACTAGAAGTAAATTCTTAAACACTGTAAACCCTTATTTGGAGAGTGTTCAACAAAGACAAGGTTTATACGCGTTCAGAGTGGTTATGGATGAAACAAATAATACACCAGATGTAATTGATAGAAACATTTTAGCTGGTTCTATCTTCTTACAACCTGCGAAGACAGCTGAATTCATCACAATTGATTTCAATATTCTTCCGACAGGAGCTACATTTAATGTATAATTTGAATTAGGTAATATTTATATAAAAGATTAACATAACATGGCAGAAGTATTAGAATTTAATGAGATGTTCTATACGAACTTCGAACCAAAGATGAAAAACCGTTTCATCTTCGAAGTTGACGGTATCCCTTCATATTTGGTAAAGGCTGGTAACAGACCAACTATTCAATTTGAAAAGGTAACTTTAGACCACATCAATATCAAAAGACAATTGAAAGGTAAAGGTGAGTGGCAAGATTTAACAATTACACTTTATGACCCAATTGTTCCATCAGGAGCACAGGCGGTAATGGAGTGGGTTAGAACTTCTCATGAATCTTTGACAGGTAGAGATGGATATGCAGAATTCTATAAGAAAGATGTAGATTTCTATATGTTAGGGCCAGTAGGTGATAAGATTGAACAATGGAAATTAAAAGGAGCATTTATCTCTCAAGCTAACTTCGGTGAATTAGATTGGAGTAACGCTACAGATCCTGCGACAATCGAATTAACACTTACTTACGATTACGCAATATTGGAATTCTAATTACTCTCAATATATACTCAGAGGGATATCAGAAATGGTATCCCTTTTTTTATTTCTATAACTTAATGATTTTCAGTAAGAAAATTTTTTAAAAAATATTCATTAGTGCTTGGAAAAATCAAATCTTTTTATTACCTTTACTATGTAATAAGAGATAACCCCTAAAAGATATGAAAGAACCACACATCACCCGACATTGGCTTTACAACGGTCAATCCATAGTATTGGTTCTATTCCCTAACGGAGTAGAAAGAGTAATGACGAGAAGAAACTTCGTCAATCAACAAAGAGAAGGATTTTGGACACTTGGATTGAACTAATATGAAAGATACCTTCTACATAAGTGGATTAGGTTGGGTGAGAGAAATCACCATCAACCGATTAAACGAAAATGGGGTAAATGAACCCTATACCGAATACGAAATTGTAACCTCTAATTCTAAATAATATGAACGACTTTGATTTCTTCTCCGTATCCGCTTCCTCTAATAAAATCACTTCTTTAATGAAACTTCCTAATGTGAAGCGTGAAAAAATAGAAACTAGAGTTTATTATGGCTCAGGTAAATTTCCTAAAACATTATACAAAGTAAATCTGGCATTCTTCGATGTGATGGAGTATGGACATTATGATGCTAGAAAGCGGGCTAATGATTATGTAGAATCCCTATTGGCTACAAAACCTGATAATGTGATACTGAGTACAAAATTTTATCCAGTAGATTAAACTCTTAATTCAGTTGAATATAAAAGTGATAGAAATCCTATCACTTTTTTTTATTTTTTTAAAAAGATTATATATATCTATATACAACAAATAAGTTTTATTATGCAAGAAAAACAGTACGATTTTCCGACAGAGGTTATAGATTTACCATCTCAAGGATTATGTTATCCAGAAGGTCATCCATTGGCGAGTGGAAAGATTACTTTAAAATATATGACCGCAAAAGAGGAAGATATCCTTTCTTCTCAGAATTTAATTAAAAAAGGAATTGTATTAGATAAATTACTAGAATCAGTAGTAGTTGGAACATCCATCGATGATTTAATCATTGGTGATAAGAATGCAATTTTCTTAGCAACTCGTGTTCTAGGATACGGGCCAAACTACGAAGTGGAGATAACTGACCCTTTTAGTGGAGAAAGACAGAAAGTAACTATCGATTTAGGTAAAGTTCAAACAAAGGATATTGATTTTACTAAACTTAAAAGAAATAATGTTTATGATTTTTC